TACGAACGAAGTAGGACCAGCCGTTTTTCATAAGCTCGTTAAGAGACTTATACTCTACACAACTACTCATGCTGCTACCTCCTACTTATTCTTGAGCGTTTCGATCTCAGCCCTCAGCTCAGTCACTTCATTTTGAAGATTCTGACACATTTTGATCAACGGCGCGATGAACTCATCATAGCGGAGACCGTAGCGGTACTCTCCTTCGATAGGATTGCCGTCTTCATCAGTCTTGGGAGACTTAATAAGACCTGCGAAATCCTGATTTTCGATACCAAGATGTCCGAGAAGAGTCTCAACATCCTGAGCGATCAAACCGTAGTGCACACGATCTGATGTGTTGTTGATGAACTTGTATGTTACAGGATGGAGACCCATAATTAAGTCTCGTGCTGTAATGTCATCAAGAGCGTCGATGTCTTTCTTCTCGTTACGGTCTGAAGTCTGGATTGTGCCGGTGGAAGCGTAGATGTTGCGCCATTTATACATATCACGTCCTAAATCAAGTTTTGAGTTAAAATTAGGAAACAACCCAGCCGACTTGTTATTGACATCTAAATCAAACCCAAACTCGTCAGACCCAAATCCATATGTACCATCATTTATGGCTCTAAATGATATAACACCTGGTCGTATATCGATCGTGCTTTCACCATTAGGACCAGTTAAAAATGACGATCCATAATTATCGGTATTATTTTGTAATGGTCTACGAAATGCACATAAGTATATATTGGTTCCATTAACGTTAAGTCTAGTGTTATCTAATTTGTGAACTATATTATTGGAAGTAACGGTAACTTGACTCTCTACGGTCGCCTGGATACCAATGCCAGGTTGGCTAGAAGATATATAAGACGCATGCTGTTCATAATCACCGTTTGCTGCCATATCTTTATCTTCTGAATAATTAAGTTCCTTATACACCGCCCCACTCGTAATCAACTTATTACTGTCTTTCGTAGCTTCAGTATCCGGAACAATAGCGCCCTCAATATTAGCACAGCGTGTAGACAGCCCAGACACTGACGTGTTAAGATTTCCAACAGTCGTGCTGAGATTTCTGACATTTGTTTCGGTCGTGTTATCCTGAGTGCGAAGAGCGTTAAGATCTGCGTCATAACCAGTAAACTTCGTGTCTATCGCCGAGAATTTCTCGTTAACGGTTGTTTCCAGACCTTTTACATCTGTAGTACCGTCAACAGCCATCATCCATTCAGCAGCATCGTCTGAAGGGGTTACGCCTTTTACACCAGACTTCTTGGCAACCCACAATTTGTTATTGAGTGTCACCATATCGAGAATGTTGTACGTGGCGGTTGCATCGTAAGGCCCTCTCGGTAAGGGCATAATTTTTCCAGCCGATTTTCCCATTATATATCCTCCCATTCTAAGTTGCCGGTTTCTTCATTTACATAGAAATTGCAGACATCACTATCGTATTCCAATTCGCCACTATCTACGTTTGGTGTGAAAGTGGTACCCAATAAACCGCTAAGCATATTATTGAGAGTCGGCTCAATGCTAGACATAATGCTTTTCTTCCATTCGAAAAGAATATCCACAGTCATGCCCTGCTCATCCATTACGCCACCTCCCATTCAAGACAGCCGGTGGTCTCGTTCAGCATAAACGTAAACACGTTACTAGCGTATTCGAGTTCTCCTGTCTCAGTATTGACGGCAAATATGGTAGATGACAATTTCTTATCGAAGGCATCTGAATAATCTTTGACATCGTCAAGTATAGTTCGACGCCAACCTTCCAGTACATCGCTGTTGCCTTCCTGTGTAACGACGTCGATGTTACACATACCTTTGTTGACTTTCAGCACTGTACAAATGTTACTGAACCACTGATACATGACTTCGCCGGTATCCGGATCAACGCAAGCAAACCGAACGATGAAATATAACGTACCATTCAGCATAGTTGCGTTTCGGGACACAAGCCAACTACCCATTACAGCAGACTCATCTTCTGACAACATGAGGTCATCAACCTGATACAAATCCGCATTTTGAATTGTCTTGTCATTAGCGTCCGTGTTGATGTAATGGAACTCTACCACGTTACACAGATCCATATCGTGTCCGTCTACATAACGCGGAATCTCGAATGTAAACCGCTCAGAGTTGTGGTCAAACTGCATAACGATCGTCTTACCGCTGTTGTTTGTTATCTCTCTGGTAATAGGATCGATAAGCAGATGCAAATCGGTGTCATACACCGGATGTTTATGTATTACCGCCAATGTAGTCACCTCCTCTGCTAATCACTTACGTATTTCATGAATAATTTACCCTGCTCGATAGTACCGGCATTAATCGCCTGTATGGTGCTGTTATACACCTTCTTGGCAGCGTTGTTTTGTTCAATGAGTCGCTGAGCCTTTGCTATTGAAGATCTAGCTTTATCAGCCTTAGCATTCCACTTGTTATGCTCAAGACGTTTTTTCGCTTTTGCCGCTCTTCGCTCCCATTGTTTAGCCCGGATAGCGTAATCCCCGGTTTTCCGCTCGCTACTAGCGAATCTTCTACCGGCTTCTTTGTCGGCCTTTGCCTGATATTTAGTGGCTTTGTGTTCTGCCTTGACCAATTTACGCTGATTCCGATGATCACCAGCTGACTTAGCAGCAGCCTTAGTATCGTACTTATGCGCACGCGCTGTATTCTTAGTTATAGAATCAGATAACTTACGATTCTTCAAACTGAGCTTATCAGATCTATATCCAAGCTGCGCTGGTGTTCGTCTAACACCCCATTTCTGGCCTTTGACGCCATGGTGATAAAGTTCATCGGTTTCGTCTATATAAGACAATAGAGTCACCTCCTTATTCAAAAGATTCTCTATTAAGTTTGTAAGCAACGAAAGCATCCATCATAGCTGCGACGCTATCAATCTTATGCTCATATCGTTTCTTCCAAAGTTTACGGTTACCATTTGTATCCTCCAATGTGATACAGTTTCCCATACAGAAAGTCATAAGCTCCTCATCGAAGATAAGCATTCGCTCTTCTGCGAGCTTCTTTAACTCTCCTAATGGTACAGATTCAGTCTTCGCTCCCTGTATGACTTTCTCGATTCCAAATGAACCATTCTCATCCTGCCAGCGTTCTACGAAGTCTTTTGCGTTATACGGATCATAACCAAAGCAACAAACGTCGTACTCGCATTTGGTTATGTAGGTGTCAAGATCCTCGTAGACCTCAATCATGTCGAGCACAGTACCGTCCATGATAATCAGACTGCCTTCGTTGATGAATTCGTCGTACTTGTTACGCATAGCCAGAGGAAGTTTCATTAAACTCATCTCTGTTATGTAACATCTGGTCTTCACGCCAAAGCTTCCGTTAGATAACGGGAACAAGAATGTAAACGCACAGAAGTCATCGCCCTGTGACAAGTCTGCTCCCATGGCACAAGGCATCTGCCAGAAGTCTCGTCGTCGATGAGGCAGAGTTTCTTCATACGTGAAGAAGTATGTGTAACCCTCCATCGGAATTCCGAAACGTTTTGCGAGAATATCGTTTCTTGCTGCGGGATTCTTCTCAGCTCTTTCCACGTCAAGCTGGTAAACCTCATACGTTACGGTCTTACCAAGGTTGGGGTTAGCCTTAAGCCACATGTCGGGGTCCGACACCTCGTCGATTGAATCCAGCTTATACCACCAGATTGACACGTGTGGATTGTAATAGTCACCCTTAAGGATGTCCATCAACTCCATTTTGATTGTGTCACCAGGTCCGTTACGCACAGTACCCTCTGAGCTAGTTGCAACGATAAGATAGTCATCGTTCTTAGAAGCACCCTGCTCGATTGCACCTATAACATCTTCTCTGATGTCTCCAGACAACCACTCATCCACTGTTGCGATCTTACATCTTAATCCCTGGAGTTTGTCAATACTCATCGGACGAACCTCAATTAGCGAGTTTGTAAGGAAGTTCTTAATACCTTCCTTAGTAGACGCCAACTTCACTCGATCCATCTTGGAACCAGTCGTGTTCTGTAACGAGCCTTGTGTAAGGAACTTGAAGTATGGACCTCTAGCTCTCGCAATAGCAGTTCGTAACGGCGACATGACCTCGTCAGCCAGTTTCATTGTGGGGGCTGTTGTTATCTGCTGGGTAGTAGAGCGATCCACGTTCTGATAGAACGATTGAATACAAGAATCATACAGAGACTTCGCAGCGCCTCGTCCCACGATGAGATACTGCTTGTTTGTCAAACGTTTTCGGATTGATTTTGTAACGTAATGACCGCCATGACCATCTTCGTTCGGGATGTATACACTTCTCTCTACGAAGTAGTACCATCCAAACACTTGTTCGCCCCAAAGCTTAAAAGAGTCCAACAAATGAAGGTCTTCTCCATCAGTTAACGTAAGCTCGTTCTCACAGTATTTGATCCAGCCTTCTACAGCTTTGTCATCGTAATAGAATCCGGGATTAGCTATAAGATCGTCGATACGGTTCATCTCCATCGAGATCTCTTTACATACTGGTATTTCACCTCGAATTACGGCCTCACGAAACCTGCCGTAATATATCGGGGTGGCAGTGTTTGATAAAGCCATAATAGTTTCTCCTTACTTGTCTTTCTGACCTTTCTTAGGATTGATTGCCTGCTTATCGCCGGTGATCTGCTCAAGTACTTTATTCGCACCTGTACCCATGAGATATGTAACAGTTTGAGTAGCAACGTTCTTCCCAGCCTGTTCTAACACATCCTGCATAAACTTCTGTCCTCTACTAACTTCTTTCTTAGCGGAAGACGACGATACAAGCTCTGAGTATCTTCGTTCAAGACCAATCCGATCAATCTTAGCCTGAATTTCTTCATCACTCATTTCACTTAAGGATTTCTTTTTCGGCGCAGATGAAGACGATGAGGAACTCTTAGCAGAACCTTCTGACACCTTTTTGCCAGTAACTGCTTCGTACTTAGATTCAAGCTTAGCGGCTCTTCTTTTACCAGCGGCAGTCAATGATCCGTCAGCATTCTGGTATCTACGAATGCCCCATCTCATACCTTTGACACCATGGTGATAAAGTTCAGTATTATCCATTTTGATCTTCCTCCTTTCTAGCAGTAGGTGTCTCAGCCTCAGCATTAAGTCGCCATTCAAGCTCGTTAGCCATGTTCTTCATAGATTCCATGACTGCAGAACTGGACGGCGGGTCAAACAGTAATCGTACTTTAAGGTATATGTACGACTTAACAGCTTCGAAACTAGGGTTGTCTTCAGGTAAATACGAATCCCAAGTTGCGTACTCGTCCGAGATGCTAAAACCCTTTGCCGGGCCGACACCGAGCTGTTGCAAAGTTAAGAAGACCGAATTGATATGGATGATGATGTCTGTGTCGAAGTGTTTACACTCCTCCGTGATGCCAAGAAGTTTCTTGACGGAAGTAAGTATACTATCCATATCGATCCTCCTTGCTAGTTAATGTTAACGAACGGCTTCATACAGTAACCTGCTGCACCATCTTCGGTGTAAACCTTGTAGAACCCTTCAGTAGATTCGTTCAGGTCAACCACAAGGGCTGTGCCAACATCCAGCGATCTAATGATGTTTGCTTCGTCGGTATTAGGTTCGCTACGTAAACGAAGGCGATCACAATTAGCTACGACACCAACTGTAGATTCTTCTTTTGTTTCCGGTTCAGATTCCACGGCAGGTTCGGGTTTAACATCGCCCAACGTGTGTGTGTCCGCAGTCATATGCGGCGCGTCATATTTCTTTTCTTTCATATAAAACCCTCCTTGTTAATGCCTCCACGGGCACGTATCGTATTTGCTACGTTCTATTGGTTCTGTCGCTATAAGACTCGAATCTCCGTAGTGAATAGCGTTATGCGTTCTGTGAGTCGTGCATATCAAATACTCAGGATTGAGTAAGTAATCACTCACTGATTGGATGTCAGAAACAGTAATTGGATTCATGTGATGGATAAGTATCTTACCAAATATCGTGTATCCATCAACGCCAAGATCACAACCACAGTCTCTAACAATCACTTGATCTCTCACAGCTAGCCATTCGCGACTTCTATAGAATTTCTGATTCAAATATCGATCAAACCCGAACGTATCTTCACCGACCGAACCGTTCAGCTTGAGATAGTCCAGTCGTTCTTCAAAAGTGAGTAATCTTCTCAACTCTGAATACGTTTTAATAGTCGTCATCTGATCTAGCCTCCCCGCTATACTCTGTGAATGCTCTAAGGGCTTTCTCAAGTAATACCTTAGCGTCTTCAGTTGCGGCGATAGCCTTAGTCTTAGCTTCAAGCAGATTGTTCTCTTTACGTAATCGTTCTGTTTCCAGCTGTTCTCTCATCGAGCCAAGCTTCAAGAAATGAGTAATAACCTGTGAGGAGGCTGTGCCGTCAAGCAATTGTTGTTCAGCAGCATCCATGGCGAGAGATATCATCTGTGTCTCTCTGCCTTCAGGTGTTAAAGCCGGTCTCATTCTTCGTTTGGTACTAGAAGCACCCGATGACTTAACTTTAGCCATATGCATAACCTCCTCTCCTTGAGTTTAACCGTTGTTTTGTAGTACTTTTGGCGCATTCAGATAGCACTTTAAAAGCGTCGTATGGCTGCTTTATTGTAATCCCGTAAGAAAGGAGGATCATGAGATCGGAGGTAACCAATGACAAACCTATGTTTTACCACACGGCGCTTTTAAACTACTATCTGAAATATAAATTGTTTCCAGAAAT